TTGGTGGCGGAATTTTCGGAACAAAGAATAGATAAATAGTTTTACCCCCCGTTATTAGGAGTTACATTGTTATCAGTCAAAGAAGTTGACGCGAAGTTATCGCGCCTACGCACACGCTCATCAGCGCGTGACCAGCGTATGCGTGATGTACTTTCGGTACGTCAAGGAGATATCTCTAAGGTATTTCCTTCGATGTTCTCAGAGGACTATCCAAAACCTCTCGTTGCTAACTTCATTGACGTAGCAGCACGTGACTTAGCAGAAGCAATGGCACCACTGCCATCCTTTAACTGTTCAGCAACCAATATGGTTTCCGATGCAGCACGTAAGGCCGCAGATACGCGTACCCGTATTGCTAACTTCTATGTCTCAAACTCTGACTTACAACTCCAGATGTATACAGCAGCCGATTGGTATAACACCTACGGTATGTGTGTTGGTATGGTTGAGATGGATTATGACGATAACAATCCTCGTGTCCGTATGCTCAACCCATTTGGTGTATACCCAGAACTAGATCGTTATGGCAGAACCCTGTCTCTTACTCAGGTTATTATTACAGATGCTGAAACACTTGCATCACAATATCCAGAGTTCTACGATCAGATCCTAGGTCGTAATCAGTATCAGCTATCCTCTCCTTATGTATCAATGGTTCGATATCACGACAAAGATCAAGACCTGCTATACCTTCCTGAGCGTAAGAACCTAGTTCTATCCTCAACGCCAAATATTCTTGGCAAGTGTATGGCACGTACCATTATGCGTTCCTCCTTAGATGGCGAAGCACGCGGTCAGTTTGATGATGTACTCTCAGTCCAACTGGCCCGTGCTCGCTTTGCTATCTTGCAGATCCAAGCTGCTGAGAAGTCTATCCAAGCACCTATTGCTATTCCACAGGATGTGCAAGAGTTGGCACTTGGACCAGATGCGATTATGCGTTCTGCTAATCCGCAAGGTATCCGTCGTGTACCACTAGAACTACCACCTGGAGTCTTTACAGAATCCGGTGTACTAGAGCGTGAACTACGCCTTGGTGCTCGTTACCCAGAGTCACGTTCAGGTGATATAAGCGCATCAGTAGTTACTGGTCGTGGCGTACAGGCTCTACAAGCAGGCTTTGATACACAGATCAAGGCAGCACAGGCACAATTTGCTCGACTATTTACAGAACTTGTTTCTCTCTGCTTTGAATCAGATGAGAAAGTATTTGGCGGAATCCCTAAGACAATCAAGGGATCTGACGATGGAACACCTTATGTACTCAAGTACATCCCATCACGCGATATTAAGGGTGAATATGGCGTAGATGTACGCTATGGAATTATGTCTGGTATGGACCCTAACCGTGCCATCATTGCATTACTACAAATGCGTAGCGATAAGCTCGTATCACGCGACTATGTACGCCGTGAGATCCCAATGGATCTTAACGTTACACAGGAGGAACAACGTGTTGACATTGAAGAAATGCGTGATTCTCTGCGCGTTGCTGTTGCTCAGTACGCTCAGGCGATACCGGCTCTTGCGGCGCAAGGCCAAGACCCTTCAGAGATTATCAGCCGTATCGCAACTGTTATCCAAGGTCGCCAAAAGGGACAAGCCTTAGAGAACATTATTGAAAAAGCATTTGCACCAGAACCAGCACCAACCCCAGAGATGCCACCTATGGCACCAGGTATGGAGCAACAGATTCCAGCAGCAGGCGCGGCCCCCGCTACTGCCTCGCAGCAACCTCCACAAGAACAAGCTGGTTCGGCCCCTGCTGCTGGTCAACGTCCCGATATCGCACAACTACTAGCCGGCATCACCGGCGCAGCATAAGCAGAGGAGGTGGAAATATGAATAAAGGATCACGCGCAGCAGCACCAATGGCAAAGCCAAAGGAAGGCAAGAAGGATCACTCCAAGCCAGCCGGCGGTAAGGTAATGGCATCAATGATGCCAGCAGGTCGCCCAGGCAAGAAAGTAAAAAAGGGTTAATTATTTTAATGGAAGGTGTATAGGGCGATGAATCATAATAGAATACGTCGTCCTATACGCCCTTCCGATTTAATAGTAATACTTACAGAAACTGCATATAACTTATCGCAAGTTGCAACAGGATTCTTTGAATCATTATATGAATTAAGCATTTACCATTCTAACCATAAGACTGAAACCAATCAGGCTTGGGAAAAGATGACGCAAGACTTAGAAACTTTAGAGGAGGAACAACAGTGAGTATGATGAATCCACTGGCTGGGCCAGCAGGTCCAGGTAAATTCTCCACACGTACAGATAATCTACAAATGGGTTCTATTGCTTACGGCGAAGGTGTCGAGACACAGGCTATCAAGTCTGGTGCTCCACTTGCTAAAACCCCAAATGTCAGACAAGAACCAATAACAGAATTATACGCACCAACACAACGTCCAGATGAACCAATCACATCAGGTATTGATATGGGTGAAGGACCAGGATCAAGTGCGTTAATGATGAATCAAATCAAGCAAGACGATCAAGATATTGTTGCAAAATATTTACCGTCATTGAGTGCAATGGCATCAGCGCAAGATACACCACAGTCCTTTAGAGCATTTGTGAGTTTCCTCCAAGGTTCACTATGAACCAATTTGTTAAAGATGTTACAGCTTTTGTTGATGCACTTGGCTATGATTATCCTGGAGTAGTTATTTCGCTTGCAAATATTCCTTGGGAATCAGACCAGGATAGAGATGATTTTATTAAAACTATTACGCGAGAGGTGCAGTAATTGGCTAATTATTGGGATACCATTAAAGATGCCATTGCCTCTAAGATAGGTCAAGGTATATCTGCAGTTGGAGAAAATGTAGCTGCAGGTTTTGCTAGTGCATTTGGCGGAAAGATTATTCCTGGTGCAGACACAACTCAACTATCAGAAGCTGCAGCAGCGCCAATTAAAAAAGCTGGACAAAAGGTTGGAAAAACTACAGTTGGAACTATTTTAAAACCAGCAGAAACAGTTAGAGCTGACGCAGCATTTAACCTTGGTATTGAAGAAGCTAATAAAGCATATGAATTTTTATATCCAAAAGTTACTCAACCTATAACAACTGCAATTCTTTCGTCAACAGAATTAAATAGAGCTCAAATTCCGAATATTGCAGAAAACTGGAAGCTAGCTAGGCCACTTACTGAAGAAGAAAAACTAGCAGGAGTACCTGACAATGTAAGTCCAGGGCAAGCATTTACTGCAAGGTATGTTCCAATTTTTAATAAATACTTTAATATTGCAGATCCTACAGATCGCAAAGAAACTTTTAAGGATAACATATTTGGAAAGTCTACTTCAGGTGCGGTAGATGGACTTGTAAATTGGTATGCAGACCCACTTTTTATAGGAGGAAAAGGTCTTGCAATAGGAGGTAAAAATTTATTTATTAAACCTATTGAAACCGCAGAAGATATTGTACGCATACGCAAGGATTTAGATCAACACGGTATTTTTGTAGAAACAGGTGGGCAAGCAGGACGTGAGACTCCTATTGGAACAGCAGTAGCTTCCCTTGTTGGCAAGAATGTAGCAGAAGTTTCTACTCATCCTCTCATTACTAAAAGCACAAATCCACGTTTAATGACAGCCCTTATGGGTGAGGCAAATACTTACGAAGATGCCGCTAATTTTATTGCAGCAGCATCTGGTGATACAGCATCACTTGCAAAAATTGCAACAACTCGTGCATCTGTTGCTGATGAAATTACACGTGCTCAAGATTTACTAGACCCTGTGGCTAAAAAGTATGCCAATATTGAATGGGGTGCTGGTGCTGATATTAAAAACTTAGAACCTACCATTCAAGAATATGATCGTTTAACTAGAGTTCTTGATGATTTGAAATTACGCGATACAAACCTTGCTCGTGCAATGGATGAGCGCCTTGGTGATTATCGAGTTCTTAATAATTATACATCCGCTGCTGATGTTAATTTGTTTGGTAAAAACATTGGCGTTTCTATTGAAAAAGCTCGCGCTAGAGCTTCCGAGTTAAAACAAGATTTTTCTTTCTATACAGAAACATTTCAAAAGACTGCATTTTCACGACCTGTTGCAGTTATTCAGGCAGCATTTAATAAACTTCCTAATGGAATCATTCGCATTGATGGTGGCCCTATGGCCGATTCTGCTAATCAAATTAAATATGCTCTTAACTCAGTACCAGTATTGCGTAAACCTGAATATCTTCCAGTAAAAACACAGTTGTATTCAGAGTATGCTCTTGCTAGAAATGCAACTGAGCGTTTTGCTACAGTAGAAAACATTGAACAAGAAGTAGCAAATATCATTGCTCTTGAAAATGGATTATCTATTGAAGAAGCCACTATGTGGTATAAAGCATTTGGATCAGTTCGTCGCGGAATTATGTCTGGTATGGAAACTAGAGGTTATTGGGTTGGCGAAAATGGAGAATTAATTACATCTCCATTTTGGAAGTCAGAAATGCCTAACGTAGTCCCTATGATGGACTTCAAAGATTTTGATGCTTTTCTAAAATTGTATAAACGACTTATTCCATCAGGTGAGGGTGTTGCCAGGGCCGGTTTGCAAGCTCGACTTATTGGTAAAGAATTTGAAGATATGTTAGATTTTGCCAACTCTTTATTTAAGGCATCTGTTCTTACTCGTATGGGTTATCCTATTCGTAATACCATTGATGGACAACTACGCGCAGCTTTAGCTTTGGGTTCTATTGCTAAAACTGATGAAGTATTTAAGACGTTTAGAAAAAATCTTGGAACTCGTAGAAAGCAAGCAGAAAATTTTGTTGATGAAACAATATCTTCTACACGACCATCGCAATTAAATACAGAGATGGGCAAGTTGATCCAACAGCGTCAAGATGTAATTAGTGTACGTGAATCAATCCTTAATGAACTTACTCCACAAGCCTATTATGCAAATGCTTCTGGAACTTTTGGAAAGCAAGTAACGCCAGAAATGGTTGAACTTGCAATCACTTCCAAATCTAAGCCGCTTCTAAAGGAAACAGACCGCATTGCTTACTTTGATTTAATGTCAAAGCGTAAAGCACAAAAAGGTCTTCTTTTTGGTAAGGATAAAACTAAATTTGAATCTTTACAAGGTAAGGCTTTTTCTAAATATGTAAGAGAAGAAGTGGTACCTACACTACCTAAAGGCACCACGCTTGTATATGCTGACTACCTTAGCGGTAAGGTTTTCTACAAGATTCCTGGCAAGCAGGGACGTTTACCAAAGGGTTCTGTACCTGAGATCGAAGCACGTCGTGGTATCCCTACAGGTATGCTTGCTGATGAAATTGAATCAGTTGGTGCTCTTGAGTTGCGAGGCAAAGGCCCAGTAGAATACCCAAACATTAGGGTTATTACTTCTTATGAAGCATCACGTGCTGAAAATTTTGAAGAAATAGCAAGTCTTCTTGGAGAAGACAATATGATGCGTATTCGGGTTTATCAAGATCTTGCAAATAAGATTGATAATGAAATTCTTGAAAAAGTTCAACAATCTCAATTTTTAGCCAAGCGTCGTGCAGATCTTAAAATCATCAAAGCCGGCGAAGGTGAAGAAATATTTATGTCGCCTAATGGTAAAAAAGTTGTAGCAGATGGCGCATTTGCTGGACCTAATGGTTCTCTTACTAGAGCTGAGGCTTCAAGCAAAGGTTCTCTTAACTGGATGACAGAAGGCCAAGCCTATCTTAGCTTTGATGCTTCAAAGGGTTCAAGAAGTCTTACATCTGGAATGAATTTAAGCGAAAGCAGAATTGCTGTCAATCCTGGCG